CCAGACCCAGATCCAGAATAAGACCAATACCCAGACCCAGATCCAGAATAAGACCAATACCCAGACCCAGATCCAGAATAAGACCAATACCCAGACCAAGAATAAAACCCAGACCTGGACCTAATATTTCTTTTGTTTCTTCTGTAGATTGATTTTTTAATCATATAACTATTATATCACACACCCCACAACTTAGTCAAGTCTTCATTATCTAAAAAATCTCCAGAATTATCTTCTTCACCAAAGATTTTAAGAGTTACTTTTGTTTGTCTGAACATCTCGATAGTTCTGTTTTTGTGTTCGTAATACATAGAATCTTTATGCGAAAACGCATCTAGATTTTTATTGCTTACGATTACTCTTATTATACCAGAATTAACGATTCCTCTGGCACAATCTATGCATGGGAAATGAGAAGCATATAGTATTGTTGACTCCAATTTGGTTCCATTTAATGCTGCATTATATATAGCATTTCTTTCGGCATGTTCAACCCAAAAATATTTTTCAGGTTTTTGCCATTTAGCTTTGTCATGATCATTTGCTCCTCTTGGGAACCCATTATATCCTGTAGATATAATATTATTGTTTTGACCAATAATAATTGCAGCACATTTAGTATTTGGATCGTTAGACTTCACTGCGATTGAATCTAACATATTTATAAAATATTCGTCCCAATTCATATATTTAATTATACCGTTTTAAGATTAGAAAGTCAAGTTTTCGTTTTTTATAAATAAATGAGGGAGAAAAATTTTCTAGCATTTTCTCCCTCTAATCACAAACTAAAGGATACTTAGTCTATGACTAATACTATTTATTGTACTTACCTTACCACTTATTCTGGTAATAAACTCCCTCCTTTTTATATCGGCTCTACTTCTGTCCAAAAGATAGAAGAAGGTTATCGTGGATCTGTTTCTTCTAAGAAATACAAAGAAATCTGGACGACAGAATTATATGAGAATCCTCATTTATTCGAGACTAAAATTTTAACAACACATTCTACGAGAGAAGATGCTTTCGAAGAAGAGATGCGTTACCAGATAGAACATGATGTAGTTAGATCTCCAGAATATATTAATATGGCTATTGCTAATAAATTAATGGTTTTTGATCATAATGATTCAGAATGGAGAACGAAGCAATCTCTTGCTAAGAAAAAGAGATTCGAGAATCCAGAAGAGAGAAAGAAACTGTCTGAATCTGGTAAAAAGAGATGGGAATCAGAAGAATTCAAAAAGAAAATGTCTGAATCTAAAAAAGGAAGAAAGCAATCTGAAGAACATAAAAAGAAGTTATCTGAATCTCGAAAAGGTAAGAAGATATCAGAAGAAACTAGAAAGAAGATGTCAGAATCACATAAAGGGAAAAAGAAGACTGAAGAACAAAAATTAAAACAATCCCTATCTATGAGTGGTAGAAAAAATTCTGAACAACATAACAGAAAAATATCTGAAGCTCAGAAAAATAGAAAACCAATTTCAGAAGAAACTAGAAAGAAACAATCTGAAGCGCAAAAGAAAAGATTTAAATCAGAAACAGAACGAGCAAAAAATTCTAAAGCAGCAAAAAAGAGATGGGAATAAAAGGATTGGGGATTAATCCCCAATCCTTAGAAAATAGGACTTGTTGTAAAGTAACCACGATCTAAGTTAAATTTCAATCCGAATCCAGTTAATCCAGGACGTTGAGTATTAACTTTCAAAGTGCCACTCTTACCTTTCGTAATCGGGAAAGTTGTATCTAAGGTGATTGCAGTTTGACCTTTTGCTGGTAAACTAACTACACCCGTATGTAATTGTGTTCCCATGGTATCATAGAATACAAAATTTACATCTTGTGCATAATTAAGATAATTCACTAATGCAATTCCAGTTGAAGTGCGATCAATATTATCAAATGATAACGAAAACGAATCTCTATTGGGAATAGAAGCTGGAATCGTACCTTCGAAAAGAGAATTTGCATAAGTTGCTTGCGCCACAACACCTGATCCGTATACAGTCTTAATATCAAGAGAACCTGTTTTAAGTGTTGTTGGATCTAGTAAAATTACATCAGAAGAACCATATCCAGGAATTGCAACTGAATATTCAGATGTATACGAACCATTAACTGCAAATGGTACATTTACACCCTGCGGGTCATAAAATTTCAAAGTAACCAAGGAAACATTCGGTGATGTATTCGTTAGCTTAACAGTTGTCTTCCATCCACCACCAGAAGCAATATGTGAGACAGTAGGATCTAGAGATGTAGTAAATGTTCTAGAATCAATAACAGTTAAATTAAGACCAACTGAAACTGAGGTAGATGGTGAATTTTGTACAAATGTCACAGGAATATTATAATTCCCCACAGTTAGATTTGAAGCAATAACTGAGATTCGTACAGCTGTAGTAGTACCTGGAGGAATAAATCCCTGAACAGGCCAGACTAAAATTGCGGGATTATTATTCGGGACTACTACATTATAAGCAAATGTAGAATTATTTGATGAAATGAATACTTCTGGAGCAGACACAATTGTGTCTTTTGCTAAGTCGAATGTAACATTTACTACGGAAGGCGAAACTGTTGGAAAATTTGGAATTTGTCCAAAAGAAACGATTGATAGTAAAAGAATTGATAAAATATATTTCATATTTTTCCTTTCAAGTGATTTAAAATATTTAAGTAAGAGATATAATGCGTCTCTGGATATTTAGTGTTATAATGTTGTGCGATAACTTCACACATCCTCTTAGATCCGATGGGATTTAAAGAATGGACCATACAAACTTCTGTCGGCCACTTATTGTTCTCTCTCATCCAGAGAACAACATCATAACCAGTTTTATTTGGTGAAACCCAATCAGGATTATTATTCATTGTGTAATGATCCTCAGCAAGATCGTGATCTAACCAAGCCTCTTGTATTTCATTCTCTGATAAAATCTTAATCGCCTCATCGTAATTCTTGGCAATCTTCCAATCCCCGATAAAAGGACAAGGACGAACATCATCTAACCATAATTTAATCATTTTTACTGATCCTTAATTGTGTATTTGGTGTTATCGTTCCTACTCCCATCTTTCCATTTATAGGAATGGGATATAATTCATCTGTGCGAAGACTACGATAGATTTTACCTTCTGGTAATACCGTAATTGTTGGAGCAACATTTCCACCGAATAACAACTTTAAAAGATTTCTTCTATTCATAATACTATATTATTTAAATAATGTCAATTGTATCATAATCCGTATCTGTCCACGCATTATACTTCCACACCCAATGATCAACACAATCCCAAATAAGTAAATCTTTAGGATCATATCCTAAAGAAGTCATTTTATTTTTATATTCGGTGAAATACTCACGAACAATATCATCATCTGAATAAGTTACATACTTATTATCTTCTGTTCTATAGGTCCAGTATCTCATATACATTAGTCCAAAATTTATAAAAGAATAAGTTTAGATCTCTCTATTGCTTCTGCTTCTGTAAGATTAATCTTCTTGAGAAATTTCTTGATTGTATCTTCTGTTCCACCTTTTCTATCAGAAGCAACACAAGCAATCAAGATATCTGATCTTTCTGCGATTAGGGTGTTTCTTTCATTATTAACAATAGCATGTGCCGCACGATGCGGCACATTCTTTTCTTTAATTAGATGTTCTCTTTTCTGAGAATCTGGAAGGAATTCTATTAATCTGACTGCACCGTTTGTATTTAGATGAATATCTTTTGCGAAAGAATCTGCACCTTGTTTACAACCACCAGAAACCATTACATCTCCAGTTTCATATATATCTTCTAATGCATCAACAACAAGATCATGATCTACAAATGTATTTCTTCGACGAGAACCAACTATTCCGATATATTTCATTAATATTTTTAACTTATAATTTTTTTGCCGGAGATCTTTTTAATAAAGAATAACAGATTTATCTAGTGAGATGTGCGAATCATCATAAATTTCCTGAAACCACCAACGATTCTTCCCCAGATCTAAACCTATACAAAGACCCAGACTTAGACCCAAATCTGGACCAAGTCCCAGACCAAGAACCAATGCCAATCTCAAACCATGATCCAGATCTAGACCCAGATCTAGACCCATACCTAAATTCAGAACAAGAACGAGAGAAATACATAGATCCCGATTGTGTTCTAAAACTTCTTTTATATGGTGAGTTCTTAAACATAATCAATCACAAAGTCTCAGATCTAGACCAGGAATAATATCCAGATCCAGACCAAGGTACAGACGCAGACCAAGAATAACATCTAAAATTAGACCCAGACCTAGAATAAAACCAAAACCCAAATCCAGATCCAGAATAAGACCTAGACCCAGACCAAGACCTAGACCAAATGTTTCTTTTGTAGATTGATTTCTTAATCATAATTTAATTACCAAGACCTAGACCCAGACCTAGACCAAGACTGAACCCAAGACCCAGACCAAGACTTAGACCTAGACTCAGATCCAGAATAAGACCAAGACCAAGACCAATACCCAGACCAAGACCGAGACTTAGACCCAGACCTAGACCTAGACTCAGACCCGGACCCAGATGCAGACCAAATAGTTCTTTTGTAGATTGATTTCTTAATCATAATTTAATTTAGAAGTTTCGGCGGAGGACTCTCTCCCTCCCGTCAAGTCTGGTTCGTGGCGACTTCCCCTGTGTTCTGGTTGTGCTGTCCATGGTTACCATGCATTCCTTAGTAGAACAACAATTTCCAGCCACCCAGTTTTTGCGGAGCGGGTTGCCCTCCAGTAGTGTACTACCATTCCAAATTATTTATGGAGCCACGAGACAGAGTTGAACTGTCAACCTACGGTTTACAAAACCGTTGCTCTGCCAATTGAGCTATCGTGGCATTACTTTTTCTTTCTCTTACAAGCACAATCACATAAACACTTCTTTACACATGGACATTTATCTACACAACAACCATGTGGTTTACAAAACTTTGGAATTTCCTGAGAGAACAATAAACTACACGAAATAATAAAAGTAATAATCATCTTCATAATTTTCTCCATAATCTTGTTTGGGGATTTTTATAGTCTTTGAGTTTTGTTTGCTCCTTACTCTGGGTGACTAATGCCAGAAGCCCCATCTTATTTATTCGGTGTTGGATTCGAACCAACATTTACCAGGACGGAATCGAACCGTCTCTTTCTACCGTCGTAGAAAACACCAAGTTTACCGAATAAATTTTGGTCCCCCCGCTCCGAATCGAACGGAGAACGTGCTCTAATCTGGAGCCACGGAGTGCCGACTTATAAGATCGGTGTTTTACCAATTAAACTACAGGGGGTTTGGAATATTATTTTCTAATCACAAAATTTGGCTCACCGACTAGGATTCGAACCTAGATGCGTCTTTCGACTGCCGCATTAACAGTGCGGTGACTTACCATTAGTCTATCGGTGAAAAACTTTTTGGCACCTCTGCTCCGACTCGAACGGAGAACGACAGTTTTGGAGACTGTTATGTTACCATTACACCACAGAGATAAAACTATTTATAGTTATTTTTAATAAATTGGCTCCGGAGGCAGGACTCGAACCTACAACATCCTGATTAACAGTCAGGCGCATCTACCATTGAGCTACTCCGGAAAAATTTGGCGTCGTCGACGGGGATCGAACCCGCAATCTCCACCTTGAAAGGGTGGTGGCTTAACCAATTTGCCTACAACGACTTAATTATATTTATACGCAAGAGTGGACCTTGAACCCACATGATTTAGCTTTTAACTAGCAACCAATATTGCCATCGTTTTACCTTGTTAAACTATCTTGCGAAAATTCATTTTTTATAAATAATATTCGAGGATAGAATTGCGGAAACAATTTCTATCCCCTAAACACAAACTAAGGATATTTAGCTTATGTCTAATAATATTTATTGTACTTACCTTACCACCTATTCAGGTGATAAACTCCCTCCTCTTTATATTGGATCAACTTCAGTAGAAAAAATCAACAAAGGTTATCATGGATCTGTAGAATCTAAGAAATATAAAGAAATCTGGTTATCAGAATTATCTGAGAATCCTCATTTATTTCAAACTAAAATTCTAACAACTCATTCTACTAGAGAAGAAGCGTTAGAAGAGGAGGTTCGTTATCAATTAGAACATGATGTTGTTAGATCTCCAGAATATATTAATATGGCTGTTGCAAATAAGAAATTCATATTTGTTGATTATGATGATTCAGAATATATAAAGAAAATATCTGAAGCTGGTAGAAAGAGATACAAAAACCCAGAAGAAAAAAAGAAATCTTCTGAATCTCAAAAAAAGAGATACGAAAACCCAGACGAAAGAAAGAAGACTTCTGAAGCTCAGAAAAAGAGATATAAGAATGGATTCATAAATCCTATGTTTGGTAAGAGACACACTACAGAAACAAAACTTAAAATGTCTGAAAGTGCTAGTGGATCTAAAAATGGTTCTTATGGAAGAAGATGGTTTTACCATCCAGAAACATTAGAGAATATTAAATGTTTACCAGAGGATAAGCCAGAAAACTATATTCCAGGAAGAAAATTGTCAATGTTGCAGAGGTAGGATTCGAACCTTTTGAGACGTCCTCCTGGTTATGAGCCAGGCGAGCTGACCGCTGCTCTACTCTGCTATAAAATCCGGTGGTTTTGATTTGGCTGGCTCAAAACCAAAAGCCTCAACTAAATAAGATCCAATTGAAATCTACATTAGCCGCAACCTGCTAGATTATGCGTCTAGCATTCTTTAAAACTCGACCTTTTTCCCAACCATTCGGAATTTCTTCGTATGTTTTAATTTTCTTGTTTTCTTTACCATTTGTTATCCAAATTGTTCCATATTGGGAATTCAATTCTCCATCATGTTTTCCTTTATGTGAATTAGACATTTTTAATTTAGATTCTTGATTATGTTTTTTACCTAACCAAACACCATTAGGATATTTTTCAATAAATTTTTCTGTGGCTTTTTTTAAGATTATGTTAACTTTGTTTCTAAACTCAACATCAGAATTATATTTCTCTTTAAAACTTTTTGAGTTTCCTTTCATTAAGGAATCTAATCTTTTTTTAGTCAAAAACTTTTCTGGATTAGAATTTATATAACTAAACCCACCACAACCACCTTCACATAAGTTATATGTTTGTTCTAAGTGAACAAAATCTTTATTAACAATTTCTTTTTCTTTTTCGTTCATTGCATCTTCACTATCGAAGATGTATAGTATATCTTTTTTAAAATTATCAATTCCATATTTTTTAATGGCACACTTCAGTAACTTACCAGATCCCATATAATTATCATTTAGATCTTTCGTTTGATGTTTACCGATATAAACTTTACCATTAATTTTATTTGTTATTTGATATATTAAGTAATGCATTTTTATGGTCCCGGATTCTTATAAAGAAGTATTACATACTACTATTATTATTTATAAGAATCCGGAACTCGATGTCGGGATGGCTGGATTCGAACCAGCGTTCTTCTGCTCCCAAGGCAGACGGATTAAACCAAACTTTCCCACATCCCGTTAATGATATTTAAACTTCGTAAAATACTTCTTTAAATTCATAAATAGAAGAATTTTTAACTGCTGCTTTCGCCATTGGTAACGACTTATAAATTTTTCCACCAGCAGAATAAGCACTACCAGTTCTTACTTCTTTGGTAACTTTATTTATAGCAACCCATCCGATAGGAATCTTCATTACTCACTCAACCTTATATTTATATTATATCACATTTCTTTCGCTTCGTCAAGTTCTTCTTTTATTTTTTGTTTATTCTTTAGAGTAGAAATCATTCGATTACTTCTACAATATTCACAAGAACCATTATTTCTACAATGAGAAGAAACAGATTTTCCACCAGTTAATTTATTTCTTTTGTTTTTTGTTTGTGTTCTTTTCCAACTCATATGTTTATTTAGTAGGGAGAAGATTGAAATGAAATCTGAGCAATAAACAATTAGCAACAAACAACAAAATCCATATTATATTTGATCGTTACAATAAGCAACAAACAGAGAGTTTTTTATTTTACGATTTTTCTATAACATGAGAAGTTTGCTAGTTTCCTTATGAGGGAAGTTTGTATATCCATAAAGGATAAAAGATTTCTTCTGGCCTTCTCCCACAACAACTAGACGATTCTTAGAGTTTCTAAGAACTGCCAGTTGCTTTCACTAATCAGAATATGATTAGATGAATTGTATTCAGATAACTTATCTGTTAACTGAGTTTTTTCTTTCTTTAGATTGTAGATTTGATTTTCAACTCCTTCAACCATTTCTGTATTGATAAATGAGACATTCATATTTCGAGGGTACACATTAGTATCGCTGTTAATATGTTCTGCTTCATCTACCATTTCAGTTAGAGGTCGATCCCACTTCTTAACATCTAAAGAGGTAAGCATCGTTAGTTGCTTTTCTACAACAGCTAGATCGCCTAGAAGAGATGTAATACCAACATTTGTATTTGTAATACCAATCTGGTTCTTAATAGTTGCCAAGATCTTGTATAACTTTTCTTGTTTAACTAAAACATCAAGAAACTTAACTCTTCCCTCATGCACAAGACACACAACATCAATATTCTTTGTTACAACTTTTGTAGAAGATGGATTTGGTTTGTTGTTCACAAGCCATTTTTCAATCTCAGAAACAATCTGAGCAGCTTTTCGGAGTGTCACTTTATTTTCCATATATCACCTTTATGATTCTTCTTTTGTTAATTTTCTAAAATAGAATTGATCCCAACCCCAAAGAATTTTTCCTTCTTTATTGGCAAGAACTACATGTCCTGGCATTTGTTCTATCTCACCAATACAGACCAAAACATCGCCTTGTTTAAATGGAAACTGATACTCGCCTTTCGGCAGATCAAAAACTTCAACTAAAAATGGTTTTTCACGTAATTGTTTAAGTCTTTTTTTGTATAATCTGTTTTTCATAACTAATATCTCTTATATTATTTGGTCGCAATGGAGGGAGTTGAACCCTAGATTCTTCTTTTAAATTTAAATTTTCTCCCCAGCGGTAAATCCACGCCAAGACTTAAATCTCGGAAACCGTAGGGAGTAAGTTCCATCTTGATTTTGAGTAACAGCATCTGCAAGGACTTCAGCAATCTGCCCGATCAATTTATCTTGATTCCCCCAAATATCGTTACGCTCTTCATCAGAAAATCCCGAGCCAACATTAACTGAGATGTTCTTACCATTATATTCGCCTTCACAAACAATCGCACCAAGCGAACCCTTATTCTTACCAGTTCCTTCTTCAACTCCAACAACTCCAAGATCAAGAGAAATAACTGGCTTGGCCTTTAACCAAGAAGAAGAACGCTTACACTCGTAAGGAGCGTTCAAGTCCTTGATCATAATTCCTTCGTAACCACCTTCGATAGCCAACTCATTAATCTCACGAAGCCGATCTCGGCCTGCGACGGTCTCGAAATTAATAATTTCTGAAGAAAGAATCTTAATATTCGGAGTGGAATCTTTTACAAGATTGTACCAGATATTAAGTGCTTCAGAACGAGTCTCCTGAGTTTCTAAACACATTCCGGCAACGAAATCCTTCATAGGAATCATATCAAAGAGATGAAGAACCGCATCAGAAGTCTGAACATTTTCCTTACGATTTAATTGCTTCATCAAATCCTGGAACTTTTCCGACATAACTTCACCATCAAAGACCCAGGGTTCAGAAAGAGCCTCAGAAATCTCAGAGAACTGATTACGGATATGCGGAAAGTTTTCGAGTTCCTTACCATTACGAGAAAACTGAATTACACGACCATCAGGATAAACAAAGGTAAGAACTCGAACGCCATCTAACTTAACTTCAATCTGCTTACGACCAATCAACTTAGACTGCTGATCAGTCGAATCCTGAGCGAGCTGACAAGAAAAAACAGGAACAAGATATTTATCAGAAGCACGAATGTTATTCACAACTTTATTCACTGTCTTTTCAGACAACCCACAACGAAGATCCTTGATCAGGATCCGACGATACCAATAATTCCATTCATCAATCGTAGCCATGGACATAGCACGATTAATTTCATCTTTCGCATTATTACCAGTGATCTTACGATTTAAGAGATTATTCAATAAGCCAACAAATTCAGACCAAGAAAGACCAGAACCAGATGCGATCTTCTTCTCAGGAACTTGCTTCACACCGAACGTGAGCATATTATCCAAAGCATAACGTATTCCATAAAATAGAATATCATTCTTATCACGGGCTTCACGCTCAAGAATCGCTTCTTTACCAAGCCGAGAATTATCGGATTCAAGTGCCTTAATAACTTTCCAGGGAATCATTAATAGATCTCCAAAATTTCTTCGAAACGAGCGATGTAAGATGTGGTATCACAATACGATTCAAGATCGAAAATCGGACAACCGGAAGAATCGACTCGAATATTTTTAACACACATCGAAAAATCCAATGGGACGCACCAAACCTCATCAAGAATCTTCACTTCTTTAGTGAACTTTCGTAATTCGTTAACCATACAACCATTATACCTTTTTCTGGTGAGGAAGTCAAGGAAATTTGAAATTTTTATTCCCTTTGTTTTGAATGACTTAACTGCAAACTATTGAAAATAAAGAGAATAAAATTTTCGGCTTCCAGCGGTCCCATAAATTTTGGTATATAAGGGTATATTGAAGGTCGCTGCGATTGCTCCAGGCCCATCCTGGAGCTAAATGCACCCTCCACACGAATCGATATCGAATGTGCTGAACTTGTTTGAAAATTTTATTCTCTTTAGAATGAGTGACTTGCAGTTAAGTCATTCAAAACAAAGGGAATATTCTTTCGAAAAAATATTGCTTCCTCTCCTCTAGTACGCTATAATTGTTCTGTTGGTTGATAAGGAAACTATGAAAATCTATCTGCTAATTGAATCCAAAGAATATCTGTACGATGATCGTACATTCAAAACGAATTTAGAGGCTTTCGTTTGTCCGGTGGCAGCTAATTTAGAACTACAAAAATTAGAGGCTTCTAAGGAAACCTCTTATTCTTATAGGTTAATTTATTACGTCGAGAGTGTATATCTCAATCAACAATCTTTTTGATCGCTGTAAAGTTTATTACACCGTCTAAATTTTCTACTCGCACACAGTTCTTTCCAAATTTTTCTGTTAACTCATTAATAGAAAAACTCGCCAAAGTATTTGTTATAAATTTATAGATATAAACATAGTCTTCATATGTTATATCGTGTAAAGAACATTTTGCAAATATTCCTGTCTTAAGATCCTTTCTTTCTCTTTCGAAAAAGAACTTAAAGGATCTTTCTTTTTCCGCAAGAAAACAATCAATCCAAACATCATCGTTTATCTTATATCCACTATAATCAATATTATTTCTGAATGGGAATTCTTCCTCTTCATTAAAGGATACGTATTTCTGCGACCACTCTACAGATTTAATTTTCGGATATTTATCAAATAGCTCTTTAAAGAAAGAAGATAGATCTGTAATTGTATTTAAATTTCTATTCATAGTATTTTATGGGGACCTTTCGGTCCCCATTCATTTTTACTCTTCAGCTAACTTACGGAAATAATCCAACGAATCATCATCTTCTTCAACTTCACCCGAAGATTTCGAATTACCCCAAGGAACATCTTCTGTATCATCAGCAGAAGCAATTGCTTTACTTACTGGTTTTGATTCCATCTTAGCTGGAGAAGATGCTGGCTTAGAAGCACCAACTAGGTTGGTCGAAGGTGCCTTAACACCAAGAACTTTATCGAGACGTGCGGATAATTCCTCATAAGTCTTAAAGTTCTTAGGATCGTGAAATTCGTTTAAATTATATAGCGAATTCCAAACTGTCTCAATAGCAGAATCATCTCCATCTAATAGAGGACATTGATTCTCAAAAATCGAATTATCGTAATTCGGATACCCATCAACTCGCTTAATTTTCAAGCGGAAATTAGCACCTTGCCAAAATTCAAAAGGATCGATAGGATCTTCACCTTCGAAGACAGGCTTCATTGCTTCTTGAATCTTATCGAAAATTTTCTTACCGTATTTGAATAGAAATACTTTGCCTTCATTTTGAGGATTCTTAGGATCCGAGATTACATAGATATTAGAAATATATTGTTGCTTACGTTTACGTTTACGAACGATTTCTTTATTCGCTTCAATACCTGTGGCCCATAATTCAGAATTACGTTCTGAACAAGGATCTGGCTTGCCAATCGTTGTTAAAGAATTCTCGATATACCAACCACCAGGACCTTGAAATGCATGCGAATACATATTAATCCAAGGCAACTTATCATTCTTACCAGCTGGTAAGAAACGAATCAATGCAGTTCCATTACCTGTTTTCTCATCAATCGGAACAGACCAAAAACGATCATCTTGATAACTCTTAGTTCCGGAAGACATCTTCTCTAGTTCGGCAACTAGATTGTTTAAATTACTCTTACTTTTCTTTTTATAATCTGCGAAATTCATATATTTCCTTTTTGTTAATTGATATTATTTGCTAGTTTTTTATTAAGATCGTCGATAATTTGCTTTAATACTGCATTTTCTTGCTGAAGTGTAATGATATCTTCTTTATGTTTAATTTCTTCCATTCTAAAGATATCCATTAATTCATTGATAACAGATTCAAACACATCATCTAGTTCTCGTTTTACATCAAACAATTCTTTTAAAGATTCAGTAACTTCATGTAATTGAACACCACTTTCTTGAAGTGAAGAATCTTCAAAATTATCGGAGTCATCTTCTAAATAAATATAATCACTCATAATTTCCTTTCATAATTTAATCATACTACGCTGTTAGTATTTAGTCAAGTCAAAAATATTTCTTTAAACATAGATTTGATTTCTTTCGATTCCGGTAGATAATGCGAAATAAATGGATAATATTTAGTCATTAATAGATATTGATCTTTCCAGATAGGATCGAAATCTTTTTTCTTATTCATGTTATTAGAGAATAACATGACAATATCTAAAGCGATAAATGTCTCAATCCTAATGTCATTCCTTAAAAGGAATTTGAATATAATTGGATGTGTACCTTCTTTTATTTTAAAGACATCAACTATTTCTATTTCAGATTTAAGACAATACTCTCTTATAAGAGAGAATTCTTTTTTAAGATAATATCTAATTCCTTCAACATATCCTCTAAACTTAAGATATCTTGTTTCATTATCTTTTTCTAGCAAATCTTTAACCCAAAAATTAGAGTTATGTATTTGCTCTACTAACATCTTTTCTATTATTTTTTCTCTACTAAATTTATGTGCCAGTTTATCGAAATGATACTTATCTTTTCTAGAATTATAAGATGCTTGAGTTGCTTTCGTTTTCCCGTTAAATTTGAAGAAATTATAAGAATTAGAACTAAAGTGCATTTTAAATGCTAGATATAATACATAAGCATCAAATCCAGAAATTTGGGTTCCACTCATATTGGTAATTTAGTCTGAGAATTAATATCCTTTCTTAAGAGTTTAAGAGCCTTAGCATCTTGCTCTATTTCACACCTTAATGATGCCGGAATAATTTTACAAACTGACTCAACATCATAAGAGTATTTATCGCAATACAATAAAAGAGCATCAATATAATTGATATCGTGATGCCATACTAAATCCGTCACTTCATTATATATTTCTTCTGGTTTAATTATTAAATCTTCGATTGGTTCAAGTACCATTTTACTTCCCTTAATTTGTAGTATCGAGCTCATAATACTATTATACTTGTTATCTGTACAAAAGAAAAATAAATTATGTATTGACTTTAGAGGAATAAGACGTTATACTAAGTGTGTAGCGACGTTAAAGTTATAGAATAATTAGATTACTTCTGGATTGTAACCCTTGTGTATAATCTTCTAGTAATTCTCTAACAACCAATCTTGCATTAACCCTACCCATATTCATCTGACCAGTTATCATTATCCTCCGATCGAGCTCGACCATTGCTTCTTCTAGATTAGTAGGAATAATTCTTTCGTAAGATGGTTTAGAAATTTTGATAATATTTTCCATTTTATTTCTCCAATTTAATGTCTAAAATTTGATATTCAAAATCTTCTTCGTTATATATCTTAATTCTTTCTTTGAAGTGATTATATGCATAATTATTTTTATTCTTGTATCGCAAATCATCTACTAAATCAAATAGAACAGACGGACCAGATTTCTTATCTGAAGTCCTCAGAACTCTTCCGATTGATTGAAGAGTTCTGACTCTTGATTTAGAAGGATGTGTGAATATAATATTCTTAAGAGTAGGAATATTAATACCTGTAGAGAAAATTTGAGAAGATGCGACAATTATTGCATTATCTACATTGTCAATTGACTTTCTTACTGATTCTCTTATCTCAGTTTCAGTTCCACCAAATATAAAGAACACTGGTTTATTAGTACATTCTTGTATTAAATCAAATATAATTCTTCCGTGTGCTTCAACTCTTGAGAACAATATTAATGTGTTTCCTTTTAAAGATGCCGCTAATTTTGCAATATATCTGTTTCTCTTCTCATTAGAGATAATAAATTGCACTTCATCTTCCCAAGAGGCTATCTTTAATTCTTTCTTTGTTATATCAGAGTATGAAAAAACTAAGACATTTATATTTAAATCAGCTAACTTTTTTTCTTTTATTAATTTAGAAGTAGTGGTTAAGGAATACGCTTTCCCGAATAAACCTTCTACTTGTAGTTGATGTAATTGTTGGCCGGAAAGAGTTCCAGTAAAGCCAAATCTGTAATGTGCATTTACACACTTATCGAATAGCTTAGAAACTTCTTTTGCTGCGTATAAATGTGTTTCGTCTCCGATAACAACAGAGAAATTATGAAACCATGATTCAGGATTATCATATATAGATTGCCAAGTGGAAATTATAATTCGCTTCTGCTCTCTAACCATTCCTGAATATATTCTTGTAATTTTATTAGAAGGTTCCCAATAAGGGAAGTAATCACAAATATCAGAATACATCTGTTCCACAAGAGATGTTGTAGGACAGATTAATAGAATATCGCCTTCGTCATTATCATAGTAAAACTTAATAATAGATGCTATTATCAGACTTTTGCCAGAAGCAGTTGGACTTAAAGCGATATATCTAGGATTTGTTATTGCACGTCTAATACCTTCTATCTGATAATCTCTTGGTTCAATACTTTGACCGTTATTGTACCATTTCGTTTGAGAAATAAAATCATTCGCTTCTTTCTCGCTATAAGAGATATTATCAGATTCTTGTATAAAGTTATAACCATTATCCTTTGCATAACTTTCTACATAATGACTTAAACCTTTATGTAGTGTACAATTCTTCTTATTAAGAAGATGTATTTTCCCATCCCAAAGTCTTCTCTTAAACTTTGACATAAACTTAGCATTTGGAACGTCAAATGAAAGACGTTCCCATAATTCTTGAATTATACCTGGATCTGTTTCTACTCGGATCCATGTTGCGTTTATGTTAGTTAATTTTATAGTTGCATTCACATAACTATTTATTATCCAATCTCACCACTATCGAATTTTAACATAGTTATTGCATTTTTAATAGAGAACTCACGCTGTTCAATTCCTCGTAGGATTTTTTCTAGATAGAAACATTTTTCTTTTTGCATTGCAATTTTATTTGATATTGTCAAAATATCTTCATCTGATTCTAGATATATATCTATGTCTTGTCTTAGAATTTTCTTATCGAATGGTTTCTCTTCATATTCTTCTGGAGATGCTTTACCAGAGTAATATTCCCATTTTTGTTTTCTCAGTATTGCGAACTTTGAAGTAAGAGTATGTAATAATACTTTTTCGTTCCTATAAATCTCTAGATACTTAGAAAGTATATTCGGCGTTCTTGTTGCTTCTTCAACAAGTTTAAACCTGTCGATCTTCATATCTTCATTTACCATCTTAACTAAGTCATCAAATTTCATTCTTATACTCCAGATCAGGAAGGTGCTTTTTAATAATATCGGCTAGAGATTTGTAATGTTTATTTCTTTTTGTTTTGAATACGATCGGTGTTGAGTCATATACACTCATTATAATTGTTATGTTATTAACTTTTATTCTAGTCATCTCTTCTAACATTAAAGAGTAAGCTGTTCCTTGTACGAAATAATTTTCGATCCATTCTTCTTTTTTCTCTTTCCGTGATGTTTTAAAGTCTATGATAGACAATTCGCCTTCATACTCAGCTATACAATCGGTTCTTCCGGCTATTCGCAAGACATCTGAGTAAAGAGCACTTTCTTGTACTAATATGTTATCTATATTATCGAGTTTGTCTTGAACTCCAATGAACATATACTTAGAATGCGGTGTACAGTTATCCAAATAATTTTCTTTATTTTGTAAGTATTTTTCTACATGTTCGTGGAACAAAGTACCAACTTCGCAGGCGTAAGAAGAAATTTTATCTGCTTCTTCTTCGCCAATAGAAGCTCTCCAAGAAGCCATACCTTCTTTAGAAGTTTGACCCAAGAGAGTGGTAATGGATGGCCTGTAATTGCCTTCTGGAGTTATATAATATCTTTTTCCATTTATCTCTTGGGTCTCTAATTCAGGTAATGATAAGTAATTATGTGTAAATTTCTTCATATATTAATTATACTACATTTCTGTTTCTTCTACCTCTTCTTTAATCTTCCGTTAGTATAATTTTCTGGAATTTTATCGTCTTTTGAAATTAATTGTTCGATAATATTGTTAGTAATCCATTTTCTTTTTGGTCTATTTTTGGCTTTCAAAGAAATTTTTCTCTTACACTCTTCTGTATGAGGAATTCCTTTATTCGGTGCCGCTCGACCTTTTTGTCTTTCCGATTGTCTTATAGATTGTTCAACTGTTCTCTTTTTACCTTTATTTTTAAAACTCATTTTTCTTTTCGATTCATCGGAATGTTTTCTTCCATAAATGGGTGAGTTACTTCCAAATCTACCACGGTGATATGAATTTTTAGACATTTGAGTTTTCGTTTTTTCAGAATGTTTTCTACCCAACATACCTTTTCCGTGATTCATAGATATATTCAACCTCATTTGTTCAGTCCTTTTTCTTCCGGTATTATCGCTAAATAATTTACCAGCAATACATAGATTAATATATAACGGATTATTGACAACATTCATTTTTTTCTGAAATGATTCTTCCCGATTTAACGCTTCTTCCCTCGTAGTGTGAGTTGTTAGAATTTGCGTCTCGAAAAGATGTGGATTATCTTTTAATTCTGAAAGCCAGATTTGTTTATATTTTTTGCTTTGAACCGATCCACGATATCCTTCGCTTATCTTAAGCGCAGAAGTTGATCCAATATAAAATGGTGGAAGTTTATTACCTTTGTAGATTGTAAGGTAAGTACAATAAATAACATTAGACATAAGCTAATCGTCCTTAGTTTGTGTTTAGAGGATATAGAATATTCCCATTCTATATCCTCGATTATTTATTGTTTTTTGTTTTTCAGATAATTTTCTTCTGAAATGATGAATGACTTGACAATATTTGAACGTATGATATCATCAATATTAAAATCAATAATTTCGAACTCCTTCATTTCAGAAATAATATTAATCATTTCTTCTAAACCACTAACATCATATTTAGATCTGTATAAATCATTTTGTTTTGTGTCACCACACATTATCAATTTGGTGTTTTTACCAACTCTTGTTATGACAGTTTTAATTTCTTCGTAATTACAGTTTTGGATTTCGTCTAAAATTATGAACGTATTGTTGATTGTAGTTCCTCTTAGATAAGAAGTAGAACAGAACTCAACAAATCCTTTACTCTTTAATATCTCAAATGCGTCTCCTCTACCAAATAATTCTGAGAATACTCCTTTATATGGATCTTCGTAAACTGACATCTTTTCTTTAAGAGTTCCTGGTAAAAACCCAACATCTCTTGTAGATACAGTAGATCTTATAATCATTATTTTATGAGGATCATCTAAATCTTTAGATCTTATGATTCTTGATAAAGCTAGATACAGCGAAATATATGTTTTTCCTGTGCCTGCTGATCCGCATAACAATAAATTGTAACCCTCTTCAAAAGCATCAAATACATCTTTCTGTGCTTCTGTAAGAGGGGAGATTTTCTTTAAATTAAATGAAGAATCAATAGTTGGAAATTCTAGATTCTTCTTAGAAGTTCTTGGTTTTCTTGACATTTGTTAATTCCTTGTGGAACATGACAAATAAAGCGCATCAGTTAAAATTCTCTGGCAATCGACCTCGTTCTTTCAACATTTCCATGAGGGTGTGCTTCTTTAATTCTACCTAAAACATACTTCTGAAAATCAGATGGTGCTCTTGTTACTCCGATTCTTACCGGATCACAAATACCAGGGGCAGTAATCGTTTTTGATATAGTTAAAGAATTACAATTTGGACATGGTTCTTTTGTTGGTGAATCAAGATCTGACATGGATACTCTTTTCTCAAAAGAATATTCGCAAGATGTACAATTATAGTCGTATAGAGGCATCTTAATTAACTCCTTCATATTATTACTTATAAAAAAAAAATGGACAGGCTTTTGGCCTGTCCTTAGTTAGTTTAAGGAGAAATAATTTTATTGTTTGTCGTCTTCAGATTCTAAAATTTGACCAGATGAATTAATTTGTACACTGTCATCAACTTTCTGATATAGCGAATAGAAAGATTTCTTTGTATCTTCATCGAATCGAGAAATACAGTAACGAATTGCCTTAACTCGATCCATACCAGTAATGATCGTAGTATTCAGAATATGAATAAGGCGACGAGTACTCACAATTTCTTCAACACCACCAACATCGTAAGTCTCACGAATAATTTTCGCCCACTCAACCAAATTCTTAACGAAGGTCAAATTTTCTTGAGTTTGTGCATTATTAGTCTTTAGAATGGCTTCTAGAATTTGCGTTTCGATTGTAACAGGTGGATATTCGTGTTCAAACGTAATAGCAAATCGATCTAGTAGAGCTTCGTTCTGCGTATTCGAACCAATATAACGTCCGTCTTCAGAAGACTTACCTTTCGTGTTTGCCGTGGCGATAATATTAAATCCTGGCTGTGGGAAAACGGTAGTATTAGTCTTCTTAATATAGATAGGATTACCTTCGAGGATAGGTTGCAAACACATAATCTTCGGAGATGCCAAGTTTAACTCATCGAGTAGAAGAACCGCACCTGTCTTCATAGCTGCAACAGCAGGACCATCTTGCCATACGGTTTCCCCATTAACTAGACGAAAACCTCCGACCAAATCGTCTTCGTCAGTTGTTTCTGTGATATTAGCACGAATAAGTTCACGATGATTTTCTGCGCATGCCTGGTAAACCATCTTCGTCTTACCGTTGCCAGATTCGCCTGTAATATAAACTGGATGAAAACTATTAGACTTAATAATCTTCTTTAGTAGATTGTAATCGCCGAATTTAATGAAAGATTTATCGATTTGTGGAATTAGAGAATTAGAATTTTCTACAGAAGTAGAAATTTTATCTACATTTTTCATTGTAGTTTTCGGTACGGAACTTTCTTGAGTATTATATACGAAGGCATCACCATCAATAGCACTAACAGAAACTTTGTACAACCCACGCTTAACTTTATTATGCGGATTCGTCATAAAATCAGTAAACTGCTTCTGAAGTGAATATTTAAGAGCAACGCTCTGAATTTGTGGACGAGTCAAAGTTTCAATTCCAGGATATTCGCCCTTCAGGGCATCGATCAGATTCATTTATTATTTCTCCTTACACACTCAGTATACATCTCTTCGTTGATAAAAGTCAACTGTTTTTTTAAAAAAAAATGCGCTTGACTTTTTTCGCAGAGTATTATATAATGGTGAATATGAATACGAACACCGCATACGAAAATCTTGCAAAGTTAATGTCAACCGAGAATATCGGTGTGACGTATGGTAATGTAGAAACTGCTTATTTTAATGTTGAGACACGAACTCTGATGATCCCGAATTGGGAAGGTCTCTCTGAAATTGAGTCTTCGCTATTGATCGCCCACGAGATCGGTCACGCTCTCTATACTCCTTCTGATACTTGGAAAAGTGCCATCGATGAAATGGGTCCTAACTTTAAAGGATACCTTAATATTGTTGAGGACGCTAGAATTGAGAAAGCTGTTAAAACTAAGTTTCCTGGTACAAAGCAGATCTTTTATTTTGGATATCAAAAACTCAGCGAGAGGGCGAATATCTTTCCGAAAGATCTCTCGATCTACACTTTTGTAGATATCATCAATGCTCATTATAAATTAATGGGTCCGATTCTCGGAATTAAGTTAAACGAGGCGCATCGATATTTTATCGATAAGATTGATAATATCGTATCATTAGATTATGCTGTGACTGTTGCGAAAGAACTATTTGAATATTCCAAGGGACAGGGTCTTCATGATGAAGAAAATCTAAATAAAGAGACGAGACGTACCACTTCTTCCAATACTACTGAAGTAAATACGAATAATACATCTTCTGAGTTAGAAGAACCTTCAGAAAAAGATAATTCAAGAAATGATTCTTTTGATAATGAATATGATAATTCTGAAGAGAATAAATCTGAGAAAAATGAGGAAGCACCGGAATCAATTACTGCAGATTCTATTGCCGATTCATTAAGGTCGAATCTTCCTAAGAATAATATTTTTGTTGCTGATATTCCGGATCCTATTCTAAAGAATATTATTGTTCCTTTTAAAACCATAATCGAGAGTGCTTCTGGAAAAATTCAGAGACCGATTGATCTCAAAAATGAAGATGAAGAATTTCTCAGCCCGGAAGAATTAGAAGATCTTATTGAAAAAACAAGTTTAACAACATTCACTAAGAATAATGCTTCGAAGATTGCTTATCATAAGCAGTTATTCGAAATGCGTAAGAAAGCCTTAGAACATAAGCGTACTCTTACATTTCGCTCTGGTATATTGAATACGAATAAGATTCATGCATATAAGTATGATGATCAAATCTTCAAGACCTTTGAAGTGAAAGAGAGTGGTAAGAAGCATGGTCTTATCTTCTTCTTGGATATGTCTGGTTCAATGGCTTCGTATATTTCTGGCGCAATCTCTAAATTGTTAGAGATTGTTCTTTTCTGTAAATCTTCAGAAATTCCTTTTCTTGTATATGGTTTTACAACTGCATATTCTGAGTTACTTCACCCGCATGGATATAAACAAGAAAATTATAATAAATTCGAGAATTATGGGCAGATGGAATATAGAATGTCATTGAGTTATGATTTTAATTTGTTAGAATTTCTCAGTAGCGAAATGACAAATGTTGAATTTAAGAAAGGAGTTGATATCTTATTGGATCGTGTCGGTAATCGTAGAAACCGTTATGGTATGTTTGGATTAGGAGGAACTCCATTAAACGAAACCATCTTATGTCTATCTTCTATTGTTAAGAACTTTAAAAATAATACAAATGCTAAAATTGTGAATTGTGTATTCTTTACTGACGGCGCAGGACATGAATATAGATTTATTAAAAATGTTAAAAATGATAGCCAGCATATTTATGGGCATGGTATTGATTCGTATTCAGAAAATAAATATTTTCTTTACGATTCTAAAAAGAAGAAAAACTATCTTATTAATAAATCTAATGAATTAGATCTTTCTAAGATCTTATTAGAAGTAATGAAGAATCGTATTCCTGATACGAATATTGTTAACTTCAATATTGTAACTTCTTTAAGTAATGAAATTACAGATAAGGAAATTAAAGATAATTATCCAACCGCCCCAAATAGATTATTAAGTCAATATAATTGGCAAGATCGACAAAATCTAGAAAATATTATTACGAATAATCCGATTATCTTAATTAGAAATAATAATAGAGGTTTTGATCAAGTATATTATCTTACTTCTGGCTGTTTAGCTAAACCAAATAACAAAAAGAATAAAATCGTATCTTCTAAAGTAGATATTACAAATGTTAAGGAAAATTTTATTTCAAGTAGTAAGAATAAGAAAGAGATGAATAAATTAATATCTGCTTTCGTGGATATGATCGTATAAGTAAAGGTATGGATATTATATTTAAAATAACTATTTTATTCTGTTCGATTGTGGTATTCATTGCTTTTTCAAAAATTGGTGCTACAATCGAACGTATGAAGTGGATATACGGAGAACATTTTATAAATGAGAAAGGTTTTCCGATGACAGTAGATAAGAAAAGCGGAAAAACTAAAATGTTGATTTTCTGAGTAATAGAGTGTAGAAGGAAACAATATGATTTCCTGCGGTCTTGACATGCGATTATAGTGCGAATCGTTTGAATTTTAAAGTGAAGGAAGGAAGAGTCGTTGATATCGAATTGGGGTAGATTTTTTGGCTTTGACTTCTTCAATAATTTATAGTATAATGGTATAGTGAGGTTTGCGTGGAAAATATAATTATCGGATTTATATTTGGACTTTTAATGATCTGGATTTGTGGCGATGCGATCGCTATAATCATTAGCGAAATTAAGGATTCTTGTAAGAAAATTATTTCTGCTATTATGAAATAGCATTATGAGGAATTATTGAGATGCGTGCGTATATTACAATCGGATTGCCTGGATCCGGAAAGAGTACCTGGGCAAAGAGTATTGACGCAGATCGTATAAATAACGACGAGATTCGTGCTGAGATTTACGAAGAAATCGGAAATAATACTTGGTCACCGAAAGTTGAAGAACGTGTTAAGTTTGAACGTGGGGTCCATATCAGTACTTGTGCTGCTTTTGGTTTAGATATTGTTGTAGACAATACTCATCTAAATCCAAAGACACTAAATCAGATTGTATCCTTTTGCGAATCGAGAGGTTATGAAGTTGAGATTGTAGATTTCCGTCACGTTCCAATCGAAACTTGTATCCAACGTGACTTGACTAGAAAGGGAACTTCTGGTTATGTTGGTGAAAAGGTTATTCGTGATATGTTTAATAAATTTATGAAAGAACCAATTGATCGTAATCTTCCTTCTTGGGTTCCTAATCATCTCCCAGATTGTATTATTGTTGATATCGACGGAACTCTTGCTCAAATAAAGGATCGTGGCCCTTACGACGAACATAAAGTATATAATGATGATGTTCGTCGTCACGTTCTTTTCACAATCACTTCACTGATGAACGCAAATCCAGAATTGAAGGTGTTTATTTTCTCTGGTCGTTCTGATTCCTGTATGGCAGAAACGGTTCGTTGGCTTGAAGATAAATGTAATTATTATGTAATTAATTATAGTAACATTCTTCGATATAATAATTGTATCGGAGGTTATGATGTCGAACTTCATATGCGTAAGACTGGCGATAAGCGTCGAGATTCGCTAGTCAAGACTGATATGTACAACGAATTTGTAAAAGATAAGTATAATGTAATTGCAGTTTTCGATGATCGTCCACAAGTGATTCGTGAATGTTGGAAAGTTCTAAATCTTCCGGTATTCAATTGTGGTTTGATTGATGTAGAGTTTTAATGATTTATAATATACAATGCATAAAAATAGAAGAATTGAACATCTTTAAACTTGACTTTATGTTTTAAATGTGAGATAATAATATTATGGCTGATAGATACACACTTCTTAAAGGTTTAGTTGGTTCGCATGTTTACGGATATGCGACTGAATCATCAGACAAAGATTACATGAGTGTTTATCTATCTCCATTAGATCATTATTTTGGATTGAGAAGTTCGTCAACTTCTATGACTGTAACGGATAGTGAAGATAACTGTGAATACGAATTTCTTAAATTTATGAAATTGTGTTCTTCTTTTAATCCAAACGTAATCCCGCTTCTTTGGACAAACAAAGAAACCCAATCTGATAATTGGGATCTTGCTCTTGAACTTATAAATAACAGACATTTATTTGTTACAAAACTTGCTTACAATACTCTTGTCGGATACTCAGTCTCCCAGAGAGAAAAGGCAAGAAAACAATTAACAGGTAAGTTAGGTGAAAAACGAAAAGATTTAATAGAGAAATATGGTTTTGATGTTAAAGCAGCAGCACACACAGTTCGGCTGCTGAAAACAGCAGAACATTTATTTAAATATAATGAAATTAAGTTAGATGTTGCTGCTGAAGAGTGCGCAGAATATCGCTCAGGTAAATATTCTTGGGAAGATTTTGAAGATAGATTTGAAGTCTTGAAAAAGAGAGTAGATCTATCGTTTCAAGAATCTACTCTACCCGAAAAACCAGATATGGATAAAGTGAATAACTTGTGTGTAAATGTTCTTAAATCTTTTCATTTTAAGTAAAACTAATGTGATGGAAAGATAGAAAAAACAATTGGCGAGCGTGGTATAGAGGTCGTGCCCTGGTCTTCCAAACCAGAGACGTGGGATCGTATCCCGCCGCTCGCTCCAAAAATTATGGCTAATATAAATAAAGATGTTAGGAAAACTGACAAATACACACAAACACACAGGAGGCTCAACATGAGCAAGACACCTTACGAAGTAAGATTAGAATTGCTGAAGCTATCACAAGGATTACTTTTTGATCCAGTGTACTCTAAGAGAGATACATTGATCAATGAGTGGGAACATCAAAAGGAATTAGATAAAGCTACTCCTTATCCAACTCTTCCAAGTTTTCCAACAACAGAGGATGTTATCGAAGAAGCTGAGAAGCTAAATAGATTCATAAGCAACGGATAAAAAATATGGGGACCAAATTGGTCCCCATTAGAGTTTTTATGGAATTAAAAGAATTAAAAGAAATCAATAAACAAATAGCCGACGAAGTATATGGTTCTGCTTTTTATTATGGAAATCTATCAGAAGAAGAATGGATAACTATTTTAACTAAATTACTCAATCAAGCAACAGAAAGAGGTTGGGTTGCCGCTGGAGGAAAAATAGAAACTGAAAAAATCAGCTATTTCTTAGATAATATTTAATATACTTATCTTAATTTCCCCTGACCACGATATTTTTTGAAGGTTCTTTTCTTAGACTTATTCATTGAAGACCGCTTTGGATTGCGAATATCCTGAGCGGTCTTCTTCCATTTTGCACGAGAAATAAATGTTAAACCTTCGATAAACTTAGCCATAATTTTCCTTTTTTTGATTTATAATTATATTTATATGACTAAACAAAACATTATCGAAAAATTAAAATCTAATTCATTAAGAATTCATTTCACATATGCGAATGGTAAGAAGACATCTGTTTTCTGTACATTAGATATGTCTAAAATACCTGTTAATAAACAAGATAGTATTGGGCCATCTATTGAAGAAATAATTGTAGCCTGGGATCTTGAGAAACTAAAATGGATTGCCTTTAAATCGGAGAAAATCACTTCTATAGATTAATAAATAAGATATATGTCTATTTTATCTGTAAACATACCACACTTTTATTGTTTATTGAGAAAAGAATATCTGTATAATTTGAAAGACCATTTTGGTGAATATGAACTTTGTTCTGTGTTTGGCGTAACTTCTATACCAGCAAGAGCAATTACATTTACATGTATGATTAATAATGGTTCACAAGTTGCAAGATTACCCATATCTGCTTTTTGTTGGAAAGAGTGTAATCCGCAACCACTCGAAGTTTTAGAATTATGGGATTGTTTCTCATATAATTTAACTTGTGTTTCGTATGATTATCTTAAAGGTTTAAGAGTATCATCTTTCTTAAAAGATAAGAAGTGGTATGATGGTGAATATATGTTCACCTTAGATTGGTATGGTTCACCTTATGCGGAAGATCCTGGAGAAGGTGGGTTTAAAACGGCACACATCATAAAATTAGATACAGGAAATTTTGCGGCTCAACCAAATAATAGAATTTGTTGGTATGAGCCAGCATTTATACCAAAACCATACAAAGAATCAGAATCTAAACCAGATTATAAAGTAAATGAACACACTTGGAAATGCGAGGGACAATCTAAATGGTACACTGAAGATTCTGATAAATATTTCTACGAGATAACACAGGAAAACTAAGATGGCACAATATAGACTCGATCAGGGAATTGTAGATCCACCACACAAAACAAGATACGAAATGATGATGTTGGCTGATAACTGGGGAAACCAGTCAGAATGGAGACCTCAATTCACCAATAACAATCGTCTTAAAGTTACTCCATATCAAACAGTATTCTTTAACACTTTCCAGTATGGTAAAGAGACTGATGTATGGGACGAGAGTATAACTGGAACTGCCAGCGCAGCTCATAATGTGAATGCCAGTAATGTTGTAATGCAAGTTGGATCTGCTGCTGGAAGTAAAATCGTTCGACAAACCAAGCAGGTGATGAGATATATTCCTGGTAGGGGAGCAACTCTAGCATTTGCAATTCGTCTTGATACACCAGTAGCAGGCGTTCGTAGAAGATTTGGATTGTTTGACGATAATAATGGCGCATACTTTGAAGATAATGGTGGTGTATATTCATATGTTCTTCGTAGTAACGTAACTGGTAGTGTTCAAGAAACAAGAGTAACCAGAGATAATTGGAATGGTGAAAAGTTTGATGGAAATGGTTGGACTGGAGTGACTGCTGATCCAACAAAACAACAAATGATTTCAATCAACTATGAATGGTATGGTGCAGGTATCGTCCAGTTTAGTTGGTTGATTAAGAATGAGACAATTGTATCACATACTTTTGACAACTCAAATACTAATGATAGAGTTTGGTGTTCTACTCCATTCTTACCAATTAGAGTTGAGATAGAAAATGTAACTGGTGTTGCAGGAACTCATTATATATATCAAGGTTCTAATTCTCTTATTCAGGAAGGAGAACCAGAAAAACTTGGAACTCTGTTGAGTATCGCAAATCCCATCACAGGGACAACAATGGCACTTGCAAATACATTTTATCCAATTATAAGTCTTCGTTTGAAGTCTACTCAATTATCTGCGGTGATGCTCTTAAGGTCACTACAAACAGCAACAAATGATAATACAAATGTGTATTGGAAACTTATTGAGAATGCAACAAACACAGGTGGGACTTGGGTAGATCATCCAGATCCAAACTCATTTATACAATACAATATCACTCAAACGGCAACGACTGGCGGTACTAATTTATTAAATGGATTTATTGTTGGTGGAGGTGCTGCATTGATTAATATTGATGATAAAGCATCACTTCAGCTAGGAAGATCAAGTCTCGGCACAGTATCGGATACATATACCCTTGCCTGTGCGTCTCCAAACACAAACAAAGATGCATTAGCAGTTCTTAACTGGATTGAACAACGATGACTGATGTATCTGATATTCTTACGATACGATCTCTTTTTGTTTCTTTTGGAACTACTATAGAAGTCGTTTCTCTACTAGGTTAGTTCGAAATTATCTAATATGACAACACTATCTTTTAATACAACATCATCGTTAACGACGCAAACCATAACTATATCTTCGCACGGTTTACAAACTGGTGAGATTGTAAGATATAATGATGGAACAGATCCGGCTCCATATAATATAGGATTAGTTAATGCAACAGAGTATAATGTTGTTAAGAAAGACAATAATACTTTATTCATAACCACAAGCCTAGATAATATTAAATTTTTCGTAGCACAAGTAGAAGAATTAATTAATCTATCGAATAATACAATCTATATTGAAGAACATGGATTTAATACTGGTGATAGAGTTATCTATAATTCTAACGGAGGTAATCCTCTTGGTGGTCTTGTTAATTGGAATACATATTATGTAATTAGAGTTGACGATAACAATATTAAATTGGCAAATTCAACAGTCGATGCGAATGCTAATATTGCTATAGATATAACAAATCCTGGTACAGAATTTTCGCATCTTTTATTTAAATACATAACTCTTATTCCTAGTTCTTCTCCACCACAAACACATTCATTAGAATATAATTATTATTTGGATAATATTATTACTGCAGGAGCTACTGGATTCTTAGGATCAACAGGATTCCTAGGTTCAACTGGATTTACAGGATCAACTGGGTTCCAGGGTTCAACTGGGTTCCAGGGATCAACTGGATTTACAGGATCAACGGGATTCCAGGGATCAACAGGATTTACGGGATCAACAGGATTTACAGGATCGACTGGGTTCATTGGATCAACAGGATTCCAAGGATCAACAGGATTTACAGGTGCCACAGGACCAATTGGTGGTTCTAATACACAAGTCTTATATAATTCGTCAGGTACTGTTGCTGGTTCATCAAATTTAACATTCGATGGAACGAGATTAACTGCTGCTGCACTGACAGTTGATACGAATACTTTATTTGTAGATTCAACAAATGATAGAGTTGGTATTGGTTTAACTAATCCTGCACATAAGTTAGATGTAAGAGGTAATACTGCCAAAATTTTTAATGGAACTTACGCTGCGGATACAACATTACATATTGGTAGTGCTGATGAATTAAATCCAGGCCAAGGAATGTATTTAACATTTCATGGTAGCGCAACACCTCCGTATTCTAGTATAAATTCTCTTTCGCAAGGAGTCTCGTGGAGAAATATTGCATTAGAACCAAGTGGCGGTTCAGTTGGTATTGGAACAACAAGTCCAGGAACAATACTTGAAGTATTCGGAGGTTCAATAACAACACGAGCTGGAACTGCTCAAGATTCAGTTATAATAGCTGGCAGAGCAGGAGGAACTTCAAGTTATGGTGTAACTTTAACACCAACAACTCTATCAGCTTCAAGAACATTAACATTACCTGATACTACAGGAACCATTGTTACAACAGGTGATTCTGGAACAGTAACATCCACAATGATTGCTGATGGTACTATCGTTAATGGTGACATCAATGCATCAGCAGCAATTGCAGTGTCCAAGTTAGCAGCATCAACAATTTCTGGTATTACATTGGGTAATAACTTGAATACCCTGACAATGAATGTGTCAGGAACAGGTCTAAGTGGATCAACTACATACAATGGATCGGCTGCTGCTACATTTACAGTAACTTCAAACGCAACTTCAGCGAACATAGCATCAGCTATTGTGGCTAGAGATGCATCTGGTAACTTCAGTGCGGGAACAATTACAGCAACAACATTAGCAGGAACTCTATCAACAGCCGCACAAACAAATATTACGAGTTTAGGAACATTAACATCATTAACAATAAGCGGAAATTTAACAGTAGATACGAATACTTTATTTGTAGATTCAACAAATGATAGAGTTGGTATCGGAACGTCGAGTCCAGCCAGAACTTTACATGTACATAATGCCGTTGCCGATAATCATTTATACCTCTCTAGCGTAGGACCAAGTATTATCATGTTTTAGGTAATTATGGTAACTCCAGAGGCAATCTGCATATCAATAGTAACTATTCTGGTACTGGAACCACCAATGTGATTATGCAACCTAGTTCTGGTAGTGTTGGTATTGGAATTGCACCAACAACTAAGTTACATATAGCCACCGCTACTAATAATGGATTAAGTATCACCAGTACAGATGGCACCACATTTCGTGGAATTTTATTTAACACAAATGATAGAGTTGGTATCGGAACGTCGAGTCCAGCCAGAACTTTACATGTACATAATGCCGTTGCCGATAATCATTTATACCTCTCTAGCGTAGGACCAAGTATTATCATG